GAGCTATATCCGGTCAACCCGATCAAGATCCGGTTTGTCTGCGGCTGGACCACTGCCGCGCTCGTGCCGAGGAACATCAAGCGCGCGGTCAAGCTCGCGGCCGAGGACTACTACTACCACGGGGACCGCAACGTGTTCCTGCGCCCTGTGATCGACAACCTGCTCGCCAACTGGCGGCTATGGGAGGAGTTTTGAGCCCGAGCCCGAACACCAGCCCGAGCGATCTAAACAAGCGTGTTACGCTGCAGAAGCCTGAGCGCACGCCGGACGGCCGCGGAGGGTTCACGGTCACCTGGTCGGACGCCGCCACGGTTTGGGCCGCCGTCTGGCCGGTCGGCGCAAACGAGATCATCCAGTCCGACAAGCAGACCATGACCGTGTCCCACCGCATTCGGACCCGGTATCGGTCGACCGTGAAAGCGTCCTGGCGCGTGTCCTATGCCGGGCGGTATTTCAACATCGTCTCGGTGGTGGACCCGGACACGGCGCACCGCTGGATCGACATTCTGTGCAGGGAGGCCGCGTGAACGGCTTGGCAACCGAAATCGAACAGCTCGTCCGATCGTTCGGGTCCGACAACGTGATGATGTTCGGAGGCAGCTACGAGGGCGGGATCCACTGCCAGCAGGTGCCGGACGAGATCGCCGCGCTCATCGGCGCCGTCATGCAGAGCGGAGAGGACTGCAAGAGCTATCTCGAAATCGGCGCAGCCGCAGGGGCCACGGCCTATCTTTTCCACCGCATCATCGGCGTCGAGCGCATCGTGCTGATCGACGACAACCAGCACCCGAAAGCCATCCTGCGGGACAGGGTGCTCGCCGGGATAGACCGTCTTGAGATCATCGGCCGCTCGGCGGACGACGGCACCGTGGCGCAGGCCGCCGCCCTGGCGCCCTATGACATCGTCATGATCGATGCCGACCACTCCTACAGCGGTGCGCGGCTTGACGTGGACCTGTACCTGCCGATGCTGCGGCCCGGCGGCTTTCTGGTGATGCACGACACCGCGCCGCGCGAGTTCGGCGTTCACCTGGTGGTAGCCGAGCTGGTGCGCGACGACCGGGTTAGGCTCGTGGGCGAGTTTTTGTCGGCCAAGCACTACCGGCCGCTCGGCCTGGCGCTGTTCCAGCTGATAGAAAAGGACGGCCGCGCATGAATAACCTGTTCGCCGCCGTGATGACCAAGTGCGCCGGGTCGGACCTGTCCTCGGCCGTTGGCGGCAGGATCTACGAGAGCGAGGCGCCGGCGGGGGCCGAGTATCCCTACGTGGTTTTTAGCGTCATCGCCGGCGCGCCGGAGGATAACTTCACGGATGCGATCGACGAGCTCGTTGTCCAGTTCTCGATCTACTCCATCTCCGAGAGCTCGTCCGAGATCGCGGCGATCTACCAGTACTTGAAAAATCTGTTCGACTACGGGGCGCTGACCATATCCGGGTACAGCCACATCGGCATGATCAGGCAGAGCATGACCACGATGATCGATGACGTCACGACGACGGCCGGCACAGGAAGCCTGCGGCACTGGGCCGTCGATTACCTGGTGAGGACCGAGATATGATCTCCATCATCATCCCGGTCATACGGCCGGATAAAGCCGAGCGCTGCATCGAGGCGGTGCGCCGCAACGCCGGGGACATCGACTACGAGATCGTGACCGAGCAGGACACGGACGGCATCGGCTGCCCGCGCATGGTCAAGCGCCTGACGGAGCGGTCCCGCGGCTCTGCGGTCATGTTCCTGGGCGACGACACGGTCCCGGAGCCTGGCTTCCTTGCGACCGCGTCCGAGGCCATGGCGCGGCTGCCGGGCGGCTGGGGCGTTGTCGGCCTCAACACGCAGGACGACCGGCCCGGCGTCGGATCCAACGACCGCGCGCACTGGCTGGCCAGCAAGCGCATGCTCGCGCACATACCGGGCGGGGCGTTTTTCGCGGTAGACTACCACCACTGCTACGGGGACGACGAGCTGCAGGACATCGCCCTTGAGCTCGGCCGCTGGGCCTACGCATCGGATGCGCGCATCCGGCACGACCACCCGGTCAACGGGACGGCGGACTACGACGACGGCTACCGCCGCGCCTACGACCTGCACGTCAACGCGGACCGCAAGACCTACTACCGCCGCAAGATCGCGCGCCGCGGGCTCGGCATCGGCGTGGGCGTGCCGCTGACCGGCACCACGGTCAACCGCCAGTTCGCCTCATCCTACCGCCAGGCGATGTATGCCTACCTGCTGCTGCCGGACCACCCGCGCATCATCGAATACGAGCCGGACGTGCCGATCGGCGAGTTCGCGCGCGAGATCGCGCACAACCGCAACGACCTCGTAAGGCGCGCGCTGCACGACGGAATCAGCCATCTGATCATGATGGACTCGGACCAGATCTACCCGACGGACATCATCGTCAAGCTGGCGGCCTGGGCGGCGCGCGGCAAGCAGTTCGTCTCGGCGCCGGTCCACCGCCGCTACGACCCGTTCGAGCTGATCATGCTGCGCGGGGCGCCGGACCAGTACGAGAACATCCCGGACGACGAGAAATACTCCGGCAAACTTATCCCGATCGACGCCACCGGCTGCGGCTGCATCATGTTTTCGCTCGCCGCGGCCCTGGAGATCGACGAGCCGTGGTTCGAGTTCACCACCACGCCGAGCGGCGCGCACATGGGCGAGGACATCGCTTTCTGCGCCAAGATGCGCGCCAACGGCGTGCAGATCTACGCGGACACGTCGATCGAGATCGACCACATCGCGGAGATCGCCATCAACCGGGAGTTCCACGAGATCTACAAACGCCTCAACCGCAATTATTTTGGAGCGACAACAGGAGGGCATTGACATGGCCGGAACCACCATCGAGGGCAAAAACTGCAAAGTGGAGTTGGAGGGGGTCGCCATCAACGGCATGGGGACCTGGAAGTACACGCCGGGGGCGTCCGAGGAGCTGGACGACACCGAGTTTGGTGACACCACCGAGAAAATCCTGCTGGGCATCCGCCGCCGCGGCACCATCAGCTTCGACGGCCTGGCGAAGATCAGCAACACCGAGCAGGAGAAGCTCAAGCGCTACCAGATCAACGCCGTCAACATCACTAGCATGGCGCTGCGCATGGCCTCCAGCCGCTCGCTGGTGCCGTGCCAGACCACGGGCTATCACTCGCCGATTTCCACCACCGGCAACCAGACGCAGCTGAGCTACGTCAACATAACCGGATTTGACATTTCGTCGGATAAGATGGGCCTGTCCCGCGTGACGTTTTCGGGGGTCGTCAGTGGGGACATGGTCGAGGCGGCGGTCTAACGCGGCCGCGGCGGGGAGGTGATCATGATATTCGACCTGGACGGGGCGCAGCCGGTTTGGTTCGAGCTGGACGACGGCGGGCGTGTCCAGCTTCGGGCGCTCACCGATGAGGACTGGCGCGCCATCCGCAAGCGCACCACCAAAAAGCGCACCGAGTACGTACGCGTGGACGGCGTGCCGGAGCGCTTCGAGTACGAGGAAGTCGACAACGACCTGCAGAACCGCCTGTTCTACGACCACCTGATCTGCGGGTGGGAAAATTTTTTTGACAGGCACGGCCAGCCGATCGAGTGCACGCTTGAAAACAAGCTGCTGTTGATCAACAGCTCCAGGCGTTTTGCGCGCTTCGTCACGGAGGCGCTCAAAACGCTGGCCGAAGCCGACGAGGCCAAGGCGGCGCAAATTGAAAAAAACTAATTGCCGTCGCAGAGTGGATGCACGACACCGCGCCGCGCTGCGACGGCTGCAAAGAGGTCTACGCGCTGGAGGAGCCGCCCGCGGCGCCGCCGTGCGAGGCCTGCAGGGTGCCGGCGCTGCCGGAAAACGAGGACGCGGTCTTGGTGTTCCAGACAGTGCGCAATCAGTTCATCATGGGCGCCGGCGGCCCGGTGGCGATCAATCAGATGGCGATCCACGCCGCAATGGCGCTTTACCGGGTCGATCATCCGCGCGACTGCTTCGCCAAAGTTCAGCGCCTGTCCGTTTGGTGGCTTAACAAACTAACCGAGAAGGCCGAGCGATGAGAGTGGAGGCCTGGAACCCGGAACAGTACGACCTGCAGTTCGAGGAGGTCGCCATCGAGCGCATGATCGAGGCGGCCGAGGTGGTGGCGGACGCCGCCCGCGCGCGCTGCCCGGTCGGCACCGTGTCCCGCCCGATCTACCGCCGCGGTCCTTATGCCGGTGAGGCCTGGACAGCGCGCGACGCCGGGGCGCTTAAACGGTCAATCCGCGTGCGGCAGAAGACATCCAAGTCCGGCAAGCCGCTCAAGCGCAAGAGTAACGTGCGCGTCTACGCCGGCAACTATCTCGTCTACTACGCCCGCATCGTCGAGCACGCCGGGAAAGCCTTCCTGCGGCCGGCGCTGTGGAACTCGCTTGCCAAAATGCGGCAGATCCTTGGGGTGCAGCGATGAGCGGCAAGCCGGTCGGCACCATGTTCGTCGAGCTCGACCTCGACGCATCGCGCTACACCAAGGGGCAGCAGAAGCTGCTGCGGGACGCGCAGTCCGCCTCGCTCAACATCGAGCAGAACTTCCGCAACCTCGGCATCAAGTCCTCGGCCGAGATGGACCTGATGCGCGCCAAGATCAAGAACTCCTACGACATGATCGCCAACAACTCGAAGGCGACCGCTAACGACATCCTGCGCGCGGAGCGCGCCAAGAACGAGCAGCTGGAAGCGCTCAACCGCAAGCAGTTCGGCGAGCAGTCCAACTTCATCGACAACCTAAAAGAGAAATGGCTCGGGCTGACGGCCGGCGCCGCCGCGGCCGCATACGCCTCGATGCGTGCGGTCGGGCAGGCGATCGACATGGCGGAGGTCGGGTCCAAGCTGCAGAAGCAGTCCGCGGCGTTCGACAACCTTGCGCGCTCCGCCGGAACGAGCGCGTCGAGCATGCTGACCGAGCTCAAGCGCGTGTCCGCCGGCATGGTGGCCGAGGCCGATCTGATCACGGCGGCCGGCAAGGCGCTGCTGATGGGACTCAACCCGGGCGAGATCACCCGGCTGATGGAG